TTAATATTAATTCTCCCGGCGTAGAAATTGCCGAAAAAGACCTCTCCTTGAGAGTAGAAACAGCAGCCGGAACTCAAATATTTATTCCTGGTTTTGCATCTCAGGGCCCAATTTCTGAACCAATTTTGATTACGTCTGTGAGTGAATTAGAATCAGTTTTTGGAGCTCCAACAACTCCAGCTGAGCGTTATTTTTATTATTCTTGTAGAGAAGTTTTAGCCTCTCCTGGAGTATTAAACGCTATTCGTCTGCCATATGGTCCACAAGCTGGAGAAGGTTATTCTAACGCATATAGCTGCCTTTTATTTCCTGTAGCTTCAGCTTACTCAACTGATCCTAAGTACGACACGCAATTCACAATTGGATCAGCTGTAGCTTATTCTCTTACTCCAAGTATTTATGAAAGTATAAAATCTGGAAATTACAGTTTTGGTACCCTACCTGCTACCGTTACAACTCCAACGGTGACTGTAAACAGTACTACCAATGCAGTAACATTTAGCAACGTTGGATTTATTGTGTTTAATGATATTCAATCTACAATAAACGATGTTGGGGAGGGTTATTATATAGGCTTTGTTGACAATGCTTCAGCAGCTACAACAAATTTTGACTCAATTAACAAAATGTATTCTGTAGGGAGCCAAGATTCATCTACGAGTGTTACAGGTTTTTATAAGCAAACGTTTAAATCAGTTTCTCCTGATCGTTTAGAATTTAAATTGTCAGCTACCTCCGTTGAATCTTCTATAGGTATGCAATCAATTTCAGAGGCCCTAGAAAAACCTGGTTTTAGTGGTTTTGAAAACGTAGATTATCAAGATACTCTTTCGTTTGGTGTTTATAAAGTTAGAAGATCTGTGGCAAACATTTCTAAACTTGGAATTTCTTCTTCTGAAAAACTTTTAGGTTCTTTAAATTCAAATAGAAAAGAAATTAATCTTGCAGGAGGAGGAGCTTTGGTTAACGGCTTCCTAGAAGAACGCATTAATACTTCAAATCCTGTATTACAAATGTTAACAAATCCAGCAATTTCTCGAGATCATGCTTGGAATGGTTCAGATAATAGTTTTACAGTTCCTCATACAAAAGTAACTGTTGCTACTGAAGCACAAGGTTTATGGCCGCTTGGTACTTACGTTCCTGATACAAGATCTTTATCTACAACAAAACAAATTGGAGACGTAGCACTGAAATTAGACAACGTTTTTAAATTGATTGATAATCCTGAAAACGTAGTAATAGACATTATAGCTGATGCGGGTATTTCTAGTATATATGCAGGAACTTCTGCAGTTGGTTCAAATGGATTTGATGATAACCAATATTTTGATGAAACAGCTTTAGAAACTGCAATTAACAGTAATCCTACATACAAGAATTTGTGGACTTCCATAGTTAATAAGTTTATTACCTTCACTGAACAAACAAGAAGAGATTGTATAGCAATTATAGATCCTCCTAGACCTATATTTGTTTCAGGTAAAAATACCAAAACCGTTGATAAATTAGGTTCAAACTTTACCTCCAACATGTATACTCCCTTGAAAGCGTTTGTTGAAACGCTCGAGTCAGCCTATACTGCTAGTTATGCAAATTGGGTTAAAGTGGTAGATTCATTTTCTGGCAGCGAATCATGGATACCTTTTTCAGGTTATGCAGCAGCTGTGTATGCCCGTAGTGATACGGCTGCTAATGTATGGGCTGCTCCAGCTGGTTTTAATAGAGGAGAATTTAAAAATGTAGTTGATATTGCCTTTAATCCAAATCAAAAACAAAGAGATAGATTCTATGAACTAGCAATTAATCCTGTTGCTTATTTTAGTGGAGATGGCTACACCGTATTTGGTCAAAAAACTCTTCAAAATAAACCTTCAGCTTTTGACAGAATTAATGTAAGGCGGTTGTTCTTATATTTAGAGAGAGCTGTTGCTCGCACAGTTAAATATTTTGTGTTTGAACCAAACACCGAATTTACAAGAAAGCGGTTAAAAGATACTATCAGTCCGTTATTTAACTACGCAAAAGCAACACAAGGCATTTACGATTATATGATCGTTTGTGATGATAGAAATAATACACCTGAAGTAATTGATGATAATGCAATGATTGTTGATATTTACATCAAGCCTGTAAGAACAGCAGAATTCATCTTAGTTAACTTTGTTGCAACTAGAACAGGTCAAAACTTCCAAGAGTTATTATAATTTTTAATAAGTATTATTATGAGCATACAACAATTTTATAATACAGCTGCTAGACATGATTTTGCTCGTCAATTTCAGTTTAGATTGGATTTTTTAGGTAATATTCCTTTTAATGACAGACAGCTAGCTTATATTGAAACAGCTAGTTTACCTGGAAGAACTATAACAAATGTACCTGTACCTTACATGGGCCTTAGCTTTAATGTTCCAGGAACAGTCACATATCCTGGTTCTGCTGGATATCAAGTTACGTTCCGATGTGATGAAAAATATGATATTCGTTCAGCTTTAGAGGCATACACTTTTAGAACTTTTGATGAAGCTACATCTACAGGTCAGTTTAGAATGCCAGGAGACGACAGCAAAGTTGTTATGACTTTGCTAGACAAGCAGCTTTTGCCTGTTAGAAGTTATACTCTTTTTGGAGTTTATGTTCAAGCATTAGGAGATGCTGCATACGATATCAAAGACACTGGTACTGTTGTTCAAGTACAAGCAACATTAGCTTACCAATTTTGGAGAGCAGGTACGCCAGAAGCTGCTGGTGTTCCAGCAATGAGTCCTTACGATCCTGTACCAAACATTGCTGGTGTATCTCCTTGGAGATAACAGTTTATTTTTAAAAATTTTTAATTAAAATCCTCTCATGAGCAGAATTTCATGGGAGGATTACGCTATTAAAATTGCAGAAGTAGCTTCTTTGCGCTCTGAAGATCCATATGTTAAAGTAGGAGCTTGTGCTCTAGATTTTAATAATAGAGTTATAGGGGTTGCTTATAATGGATTAGCTTCAAACATTGAAGTTGATGTCACTTTTTGGCAAGATAGGGATGCCAGAAGACCCTACGTCATACACGCAGAAACTAATCTTTTGTCTTTAATTAAAAGAAAT